CGCTTATTTCCATCTTTGTCAGTGGCGGTATTGATGTAGGCAACCACATTCATCAGGCCGCAGATATTATCCAGGATCTTTGCCGGGATCTTCGGCTGCAGCCTAGTTGCCACTTCTCCTGTGGCGAGTGTGATTTCTACGGTGTCACTCCATGCCGTGAAAATGGTATTACAGTCGAGCGTGGTGCTCTCTCTCGAAAGTCGCTTCAGGCTCTGATATACCAGCTGATACGCCTGGCGGAAATCTTTGAACTTTCCACTTTCGTCTAGTTCCAGCAGCCACATATCAATCAGGTCTGAGAGATTGTCGAGGATGATGTTATCGAACTTCTTGCTCTCATATCCCTTGCGATAGGCATCTACAAACTCTTTCACCGAGCCGACGTTCTGGATCTCCAGATTCGGTCTTTTAAAATTTTTCAGAACAATGCTGCTGTTATCGGTACAAATCAAGAGGTTCTTCCCTCTCTTCGGCGCAGCAACAAGCGTCGAGTTAACTGTCTTGCCGCCACCGGATTGTGTGTACAGAAGTGCATTTGCCATGAAAATGTTTCCTCCTTTTTCCTAAATAACGCCTGTCATGCCTTTTATCTGCGCGGCACTCATGCCGAATAAGTCTGTGTCAATTGGTTCTGTTATGATATTAGTGCTCGTACAGTAGTCACAGCTGTAATCCTCGCAGCGTTCCGCCTCTTTCTTGCCATTCTTAATCTTCTGAAATTCGACGATGTGCTGCTTCACGTTTTCCAATGCCTGATCCATATTCCACTGGCTGATCTCCCCCACGGCCAGATGTGCCGGCTTTTCCTTTGTAGCAACCACAAAGAAGAACGGCAGCTTCCGACCAATGTTCTGTCGGACGATCTCCTGATATACGGCAGCCTGGGTATCATAGCTCCAATATTGGATCATTGGCTGAAACAAGTTCGGACTACGAAGACTTGCCATGTACTTTAAATCGGTTATGTATTCATTCGGATCGAAGCTGTCCATTTTGATTTTAAACGGGACCTCTTCGATCTCGCCGGTCATGATGACCTGATGCTGGCCAGAGAGATATTTCATCATAAGAGGCTGTTTTCTGATTCGGAGAATCGTTTCATCCGCCTGCTGCACATCCGCATATCGGTCACCATTCTTTTTGAACAGATCCGGCATATGCTCAACGATGAACTTTTTGATCGATTCTTCGGTGCCAGTAAGCATCTCATCCACATAACTTCCTAGCAACAGCGCTCGACCAAATTCAGGTTCGTACTCCCCTCTCAGCTTTGCCATGGCCATCGCAGGGCATTTCAGAAAGTCCTTGTACTGACTGACCGAAAAAAAGTCCCGGTTTGCCTCCTGGCTATAATAGTTGTCAGTAGTCAAAGTCATCGTCATACTCGAATATCGCCTCCTGCCTGGCTTCATTGATGCATCTCTCGCAAAACTGCTCGCCCAAGATGTGATACACATCCTCTCCTTCGTAGATATCCTGGCCACAGCCAGAACAGATAAATACTGGGATAGGATCCGGAGCATTTGGACATCTGGGGTGGCACGGGCTTTGCCTACATACTTCGCACATCTTTCTCCCTCCGTTTTGTTTGTTTTGTAATTTGTTTACGTTTAAATCGTAGTCTTAGGCAAAAAAATAATATCGTCATAATCGATCCCACAAATCTCCCCAATTTTCTTTGCTTGAGTGATTGTAGGATCCTTTATTCCTTTTTCCCAACGGTGTACGGTGCCTTCAGAAACACCGCATGCCTTTGCTAGTTCTCGTTGTGTTAACCCAGCCATTTTACGGGCTGCCAGTAACGTTATTTTCTCAATCGCCACACTTCGCATTCCTTTCGTAATTGTTTTACTATTTAATCGTATTTCTATGGTAAAATAAAAAAATCCACCGTGTCAACGATTAAATTGTAAACAACGGTGGATTTTCTTGACATTATTACGATTTAAACATACAATAGGATAAAAAGGCGAAGGTTTGTTCATACTATTGCTAATTGTCAAATAACTTGGGGGGGGGGGATTTTGGTGAATACTGCCGAGAACAAGCAAATTTTAGCACGCAATATCCGGTATTACATGGACCTAAAAGGTGTAACCAATCAGCAATTATGTACTGATCTTGACTTCAAGTATACGACCTTTGTTGAGTGGATTAAGGGTAGAGCCTATCCGAGAATTGGTGCTGTAGAAAAACTATCTCATTACTTCGGCTGTGAAAAGTCAGACTTAATTGAGGATCGTATCAATTCTTCTGGTGAGGACGGACTCTCTGATAGTCAGAGAGCACTCAGGAAATTTGCAGAAACGGTTCCAGAAGATAAAGCAGATTTGGTTCTTCGAGTGCTGCAATCGCTTTTGGAAGGTGCATGATCGCCAGGTCCGATTGCTCCTCATTCAACGTTTCTATAAAAAGCTTGAGCTTTTCTCGTTGTTCTCCTATCGTGGCGTTCATAAGTCGACGTCCCTTCTCTGTATTTAGTTTTAAAAATACTTTCTACTCTTACTAAGGTCTTCTTTCTTTAGGACAAACACCAGTTCGTTATATCTGGCATCTGTGATTATTTTACTAAACAGGAATAATCAGAACAATGGTAAATGTTTCATGTGTGCGACAAGTCTCATATATGCGACAATAGACCTCGAAGGAGGTCATAAACATGACACCAGGAGAGAGAATTAAGCGACTCCGGAAGGAGCTCGGCTATTCTGCCGATGAGCTCGGTAATTTGATTGGAAAGGACCGAAGCACCATTTACCGCTACGAGCGTGGCGACATAGAGTGCGCCACTGTGGACGTGATACCTCACTTGGCCAAAGCCTTGCAAACCACACCACAATACATTATGGGGTGGGACAAACAGTCCGCATTTTATTGGGTAGATCCAGCTCATCTCATGAAATTATCGGAACTCGCAGAACAATGGACCAGCTGGACAAGCGATTATGCCTGGACAGACGAGGAACTTAAAGTATTTTCGTCGCAGGCCAAATATATCCTGCGGATAAAGGGCACAGACAAGTACGATGCAATGATGCAATTCCTTGCTACTTTTTACGAGCAACTCAACAAGTAGTTTTACGAAAGAAACCTTTTGATTTCGTGCGGGGGACCTCAGCGCCAACCGACTCCCCCGCACTACGGGTGATAGGCTATCCCTCTAGCCTGATTATAGCCTATCATTTTGTAAGCGCTTAATACAGCCAAAAATAAGAGGAAACCACAGAAATATATTAAACTCCCCCCCTTTTATTTTAGGGTAACCTCTATAAAATACTTCACAAAATGGAGGCTATACATATGAAAACCAAGACCGCTATTTCCGAAAAGCCGTATAATATGTGCCTTCCCTGCAAACACCGCATGGCAAAACGCTGTGACGGTCCTCGAACTTCTGCCATGCCCCTTGACCGGTGGTGTGAATTCATGCGCGACATGAAAGAAGCAAACGGATTGACGAACGCATATATCGCGGAAAAATCCGGCGTTTCCATCAAAACCGTAGAACGTCTGATGGCACAAAACTGTGAGCAGGACATCATGCGCGAAACGGCCAGAGCGATTGAAGACGCAATTATCGGATCCTCTAATCAGTATCCCTGCTACCTCGCTTTTGAGGAATCCATTCCAGACACCTCCGAACAGCTAAATACAGCCATGAGAGAATTGGAACGGGCTTTGAATGACAACAAAGATTACAGAGCGGCCCTAGATAATATCCATAGTTCCTATGCTGCAGAAATGCAGAAGATCCGCGATGATGCCAAAGTGAAAATAGACTTTCTACTTGACCAGATTGCTCGGCTTCGCAATGAAAACGATAATCTGTGGGCGGAAAACAACCGAAAATCTAAAGTTGTTGACATGTTTCTTGAGAAACAGAACGTCTTACTTGAAAAGAAAACCTAATGCACATCAAAAACAAGATGTCGTTGGTTGCAATAAAAAAGAACTCCGCGGCTCCACCTATAATAGGTTGGGGTCGCGGAGTTTTTTTGCACGCAGCTGTGCAATTTTACGAAAAATATGTCGACGTGAAAAGAAAGACCCCCGAGCAGAAACTCAAGGCTCACTCATATTAACTTAGATACTTTGCAAAAAAACAAGGGCGCCCATTTGGGCGCCCTTGAAAACTTTTATCAAGTTTTAGTGGTTGCTGTCAGCTCAAATTACTTCTCGTTGACAATAGTCCAAGCAACACCATTGGACAGAACGATGGAAGCACCATCCTGAGCCAGGATAGAAGCAACAGTAGCGCCGTTGCCGGAAGCGTTGCCGCTGTTCAGGGTACGGATACCGTTTGCATCAACAGTGTAGTAGGTAACGGTACCAGAGGTAGCACCGATAGCAGTGTACAGCTGGCCAATGGTCACATCCTTGCTTTCGACATAGAGATAGCCCTTGCCATCAACAGGAGTGGTGTTCTGTGCAACAACCTTTTCGGTGCCATATGCAACGGGAGCAGACCAAGTCTGA